GCAGGAATCAACATCGACGTCGGCAGCGTCCTGACGGGAATCGGGACGCTGGCAAAGGATATCCGATCCGCCATTACCGGCGAGATCTCTCCGGAACAGAAAAGCGCCATCGAGATGAAGCTCCTGGAGATTGAGAATCAGGGGCTCCTGGCGCAAACCGAAATCAACAAGGTCGAGGCGGCGAACGCCTCTGTTTTTGTCTCCGGCTGGCGTCCTGCCGTGGGTTGGTGCTGTGTTTTGGGCCTGGCCTATTCGTTTCTGATTCAGCCCCTTTGCACTTGGGGCGCCGCCATCGCCAAGTTCCCGGCGCCGCCCGCCCTCGACATGAGCGTCCTGTTTCAGCTCCTCGTGGGCATGCTGGGTCTGGCCGGGATGCGATCCTGGGAAAAGAAGGAAGGTGTGGCGAGCAAGTAATGGACGAGATCGACGTCGCCCAACAGAATGACGAACTTTTCCGGCAATCTGCCCTCCGGGCTCACTTTGCCGGTAGACAGGATGCCTTTTTGACGAGTACCAGCCACCCCGCCCCTGGTCTGAAGGGGGCGGGGCCTGGGCATATCAAAGCATGCTGCGATTGCGGAGAGAAAATTGAAAAAGCGCGCCTGAAGGCCATGCCCAACGCCATCCGGTGCATCGGTTGTCAGAATAAAAAGGAAAGGAGAGACAGGTCTCTTGGGTGAAAATTGGCAACTTTTCATTTTCCTGGCCGGACTGATCGCGGCCTGGAGTGTGCTGATCGTAGCGGTACTGCGGACCATGTTCAAGGCCCATTGCGACGACATCAACAGCCGACTCGAAGGCTGGGGAAAGGACATCTCCAAGCTGGAAAAGGACGTCCTGGAAATGAAAGCCGACCTTCCTCTCTCCTACGTCAGGAAAGAGGATTTTGTGCGGTTTGAAGTTGTCATCAATGCCAAGCTGGACCGCGTCCATGACTCCATCGAAAGACTGAAGGAGAGATTATAATGAAGGAACCTCTTCCCATCGACATGGAAAGCGCCAGGCGTTTTGAGATGCGCTGGCTGATCTTGAGGACGCTGCATGCAGCCCAGCCCAGCGGCACGTCAGAAGTTATGATCCGCAACGCCATCGAGCCCGTCATCCTGGACGTGACGCTGAACGACATTCGCCGGGAACTCGATTACCTGGAGGAACGCGAACTGATCGCGGTCATCCATCGGGACAGCCCCGTATGGCGAGCCAAGATCAATAATCACGGAATCGACATCGTTGAATATACCGTCGATTGCCGCCCTGGAATCGCCCGTCCCAAGAAATGGTGGTGATATGCCTTCGAGATCGAAGATCACGAAACTTCCGGATGGCGTCAAGAGAGAATTGGATAAACGACTGATCACCGGAAGTTTCTCAGATTACAGAGCGTTGTCCGAATGGCTTAGGGATCAGGGATTTGAAATTTCCCATGCGGCAATACACCGGTATGGCCAAGCCTTTGAAGAACGTCTGGCGGCGATCAAGATCGCTTCGGAGCAGGCCCGCGCCGTTTCAGAGGCGGTCGGAGACAATGAAGGCGTCATGAGCGACGCCCTGATCAGCCTGGTCCAGGAAAAAGCCTTTGACGTCCTGATCAATCTGCAAACTGAAGACCCGGTGGCCTTCGCCAAGATCTTCCCGAAAATGGGGATCATGGTGGCCAAACTGAGCAAGGCCAGCGTCGATCAGAAAAAGTGGATGGCGCAGGCCAGGAGCAAGGCAAAGGATACGGCTGAAGAGGTCGTCAAGGCCGTCAAGAAGAACGGCATTTCGGAAAAGACCGCCGAGGAGATCCGGAAGAAGATTTTGGGGATCGTATGACCGCAGTGAACCTCCAGAATGATTTTGACCAGGCGAGACCCGCCACGGGCATCTTATTGCCCTATCAGACCCGCTGGGTCGCCGATCAATCTCCGGTCAAATTCATCGAGAAATCGCGCCGTGTCGGTATTTCTTGGGCCGAGGCGGCTGATGATACCCTTTACGCTTCGGCAGTCGGCAGCGGCGAGAAACGGAACGTCTGGTACATCGGCTATACGAAGGACATGGCCCTCGAATTCATCAACGACTGCGCCAATTGGGCGCGGGCCTACAACCTGGCCGCGTCTACGATGGAGGAATACGAGGAGATCGATGAGGAAGATGTGGGTGGCATCGTCCAGGAAAAGAAGATCCTGGCGTACAAGATCACCCTCGAATCCGGCTGGCGGATCACGGCGCTTTCCAGCCGACCGACAAACCTGCGCGGTAAGCAGGGCCGCGTAGTCATCGATGAAGCGGCATTCCATGACGATCTTGCCGGGCTGCTCAAGGCGGCGCTGGCGCTTCTTATGTGGGGAGGCCAGGTCAGGGTCATCAGCACGCACTTCGGGGAGACGAACGAATTCAATTCCGGGATCCAGGACATTCGTGCTGGTAAGAAGCCATACAGCCTCCACCGGGTGGACTTTGACGACGCCCTGCAGGATGGCCTTTACCGGCGGATCTGCGAGGTCCTGGGGAGGGACTGGACGGCCGAGGGACAAGCGGCATGGAGGCAGGCCATTATCGATTCCTATGGAGAGGACGCGGACGAGGAGCTTTTCTGCATCCCGAGCCAGGGAACGGGAACCTTTTTGACTCGCGCACTGATCGAGACCTGCCTCTCCGAGGAGATCCCCGTCATCCGGTATGAGCAATCGAAGGCTTTCGCGGAGATCGCCGATCATATCCGTTACGCGGAAGTGAAGGACTGGTGCGATGAAAACCTGAAGCCTCTGCTGATGAATCTCGATCCGAAGCGCGCCTCCTATTTCGGCGAAGACTTCGGACGGACCGGCGACTTGACGGTCATCACGCCTCTTTGTGAGCAGCAATCGGCAACTTTCCGGTCTCCATTTATCGTGGAACTCCGAAATATCCCCTTCAAGCAGCAGGAGCAGGTGCTGTTTTACATTGTAGATCGGCTTCCCAGGTTCCGCTATGGCGCTCTCGACGCAAGGGGAAACGGTCAGTATCTGGCGGAAGTGGCCATGCAGAAATACGGAGCTTCCCGGATCGCCCAGGTCATGTTGAGCGAGACCTGGTACCGGGAACACATGCCGAAATACAAATCGGCCTTCGAGGATCGGTCCATCCTGCTCCCAAAGGACGCCGATATTATCGAGGATCACCGGGCCTTCAAGGTCGTTCGTGGAGTGGCGAAACTTCCCGAAGCAAAGATGAAAGGCAAGGACAACAAGCAGCGGCATGGAGATTCCGGCGTTGCCGGCGCGTTGGCCTGGTTTGCGACAACGGAAGGTGAAACCGGTCCCGTTGAATATGAAACTGTCAACAAAAGGCGCTTCGCTGCGCAGCAGGGAGCCTGGTGATGGCCATTCTATACGATCAATTTGGCAAAGAAATTCAGGTCATGAAACAACCGGAAACCCGTGAGATCGCCGTGACGACGATCCGGGACCGCTGGTCGTCCTATCCGAGCCAGGGGCTTACGCCCCAGCGGCTGGCCGATATTTTCAAGGAGGCCGATGGCGGCGACGTTTACCGGCAGGCCGAACTGTTCGAGGAGATGGAGGAGAAAGACACCCATCTCTTTTCGGAGCTTCAGACACGGAAAAACGCGGTCCTGGGACTGGATTACGATCTGACGGCATGGTCGGAATCTGCCGAGGATAAGAAAATTCGGGATTTTGTCTCCGATTGCATTTTTAACCTCGACAGTTTTGACGATGCCCTGCTGGACCTCCTCGATGCCATCGGCAAGGGCTATTCGCTCTGCGAGATTCTCTGGACGATTGACGGCGGAAAGGCTGTCATTGGCGGTCTGCCGTGGATTCACCCCAAGAAGGCCGTATTCTATGACCGGGGCGGCGACATGTGGGCCAAGAGTTTTGAGGTCCCCCGCGTCGTAACCGAGACGGAGCCAGTTTACGGAGAGGTCATGCCGCCCTTCAAACTGGTTTACCACCGCTATAAAGCCAGATCCGGCTATGACACACGCGCTGGCGTCTTGCGGGTTTGCGCCTGGATGTACCTGTTCAAAAACTACTCACTGAAAGATTGGGTGGCCTTCTCCGAGGTTTTCGGCATGCCGCTTCGTCTTGGAAAATACGACCCTGGCGCAAGCAAGGAAGACAAGGACGCCCTGGTGTCGGCAATCCAGTCATTGGGCTCCGATGCCGCCGGAATCATCTCCAAGAGCACCGAGATCGAGTTTGTCCAGGCCATGAAGAACGCCGGGACGGAGAACATCTACGAAGCCTTGTCCAATTTCTGCGACCGGCAAATGTCGAAGGCCATTCTCGGCCAGACGGCAACGACGGAAGGTACGCCGGGCAAGTTGGGCAACGAAGACGCCCAGGATCGGGTGCGCAGGGATCTGACGAAGGCCGACTGCCAGGCCATTGAAAAGGCGGTCCGTTTTCAAATCGTTCGCCCACTGGTGGGCTATAACTTCGGGTGGGACAAGCCCCTTCCCTGGTTCAAGCTGATGTTCGAACCGCCCGAGGATCTGGAAACGTTGAGCACCGTCTATAAGAATCTACGCGAAATGGGGCAGCCCATGTCTGCCGAACACGTTTCCGACCGGTTCAAGATACCCCTGCCGAAGTCCGGGGAGACGCCCCTCGGCGATGTCAGACCCGAACCGCCAGGCAAAAAGGCCCCGCTGGCGGCCAAAAACCGCCCTCAGGAGCGTTTTCTTGCCGGACACGACCTGGTCATCGCCTCGGGCCGAAATCTCGCCTCTGAGGCAAATTTTGATGCGGCTGATGTCATCGCCGACAGTCTCGGGCAAGATACCCTATCCGCCTCGGATGCCCTGATGTCCCCTTTGAAGCGCCTGGTTGATTCAGCCGTCTCCCTGGAAGAGCTGCGTGACGGTCTCATCGATCTTTACGGCGAGATGGATCCGGCGGAACTCGGCGCGGTGATCGCCAGGGCGATGCTGATCGCCGAGGCCTCGGGACGGTATGACGCCCGAGAGGAGTCGATCTAATGGACCCTGAACTGTTGACTGTCCTCAAATTGCCCTTCGCGCAGCAGCAGGAATTTTTCAAGGGCAAGTTGGATATCCCGACGCGCAAGTGGGACGACCTCTGGAAGGACCAGCACGCGAAGGGGTTCATGGTCGCGGGAGCCTACAAGGCCGACCTACTGGCCGACTTCCGGACCGCCGTGGACAAGGCCGTCACAAAAGGGACAACCCTTGAGGCGTTTCGCAAAGATTTTGACAACATCGTTGCCAAGCACGGCTGGAGCTACAACGGCTCCAGGAATTGGCGCAGCGAGATTATTTATTCCACCAACGTCCGCCAGGCGTACAACGCCGGACGCTGGGCGCAGTTGACCGACCCGGAGCAATTGGAAGTGCTGCCCTATCTGACTTACAAGCACGGCGACAGCAGACATCCACGACCTCACCATCTGGCCTGGGACGGAACGACCCTCCCGGCGGCAGATCCCTGGTGGGATACGCACTATCCTCAGAACGGCTGGGGGTGCAAATGCCGGGTCTATGGCTCCACGAAGAAAGAATACGAGGCGGCCAAAGCCGCCGGCAAGGGCGAAGCGCCGAAATCGGAAATAGACCCGAAGACGGGAGAGCCGGTCGGGATCGACAAGGGCTTCGGCTACAACGTCGGCAAGGCGGCCTTCGGCAAGAGCTGGGTGCGGGAGTCGGGCGAAATGCGGGAATTAGGCCCCTGGCGGAAAGAAAAATATCCGTTCCTGCCGGCGAAATTAACGGGATCTGCTCCTCCGGTTCCCCTGGGTCCGGAATTGCGAACAGAATCGCAACTGCGTGATTCTGTCCCGGTGGGAATCTACCGTGACAAATTGGGGGATTCCGTAGGCGTTACGGAGGCGGTGGCCGATCATATCCTTGAGGATCAGAAGCGGTGGGACGGCAGGGAGCAATATTTTCCACTGGTACCTGATGTCATTGAAAATTCCCAGGAAATATGGGTTGGGTTCATGCAGTTTGTCAACAGTGGCCGGGTTTTTATCCGGAAACGATACGTGAAAGCATACGAAATCGAAAAGGGTCGCGTGGTGGGTGTTCTGGCGGATACGGCAAAAGGGCAAATGATCGCATTCGATGTCATCAGAAGCCATGATCTGACGGGCGGGAGGCTGCGGTCGGGACGATTGTTGTTTCCGAAAAGATGAGTGGACATCATGTCTCTGCACCAACATGCGCCTCTACGCCTGCCGTTCGGGAGTGCAGCCCTGGGTCAGGCCAGTTGAAAAGAAAATAAACCGAACCATGACCGTTGTCAAGGGAAAAGTAAATGCCTGAAATCATCATCACAATGGACGGCGCCGACGCGATCCGGGAACGGCTGCGAGAGATATCCGCGCGGACATCGAACCTCTCTCCCATCCTGAAGGCCATCGGCGACCGGATTGTGGAGCAGACCAAGCGCCGCTTCGAGGCCGGCGGCCCCGCGCCCGACGGTACGCCGTGGAAAGACCCCAAGACGCCGAATCCGAAACGCGTCCGCACCCTGACGGTTTCGGGCCATCTGCGGGACAGCATCCGCGCCCAGATGATGGGCCGGAATGCCGTGATGGTCGGAACGGACAAA